AGAATTTTCCCTGAACCGGCGCAGCCATGTAGAACCTGGTTGCCTTCGTACTTAAGAACGCGTGCCTGATTTTCTGTTAAAGCAGAAATCGCTGATAGATGCAGGTGAAAATCGGTTGTGGTTTTTCTTCTCGCCTCACGGCGGTTAGGACTATTTTTAGCCAAGTGTTATATTCTCCTGTATGTGTCTTTTACCTGACAACGTACATAATCATAGGGAATCCAAGGCGCCCCATTAACATGAAGGAGGCGCACATACTCTGGATTGTTCAAAGGCGGACGTGGAATTGTTATTGGTGTTGGCCAATCATATAGCCATAGGATTGAAGCGGTTTCTTTCCTATCAATTCTTTTTATACGGTAACACTTTAAAAGGCTACTATACTCTTTTACATATGTGAACGGTGTCCCGCTACTGTCGATGAATTTCTTTGTTTTACAATGAATAAGGTCTGAAACATCAAGTAGGGCTTTTTTCAACGGCAGAAGATCAGACCTACCACATTGTAGTCTTCTCACACCAAGAGTGGCTCCTGGCATATTTTTCTCGTCTACTACTCTATTGTCTAAGAAAAGCACCCTATCTTGGTACCACCAATTATCGCTTGGTAGCACATAGATAGGGAACTTTATCTTATGGAAGTCTCTATACGTCCTTAACATTTTCCTTCACTGACTTGATCAAAGCCATAGCGAGCGTGTAGATTTCTAGGTCACATTTAGCTTCCCAGTTATCATTCAGGGCTTGATCAAGCTTCCGCGCGATTTCTAGCATTATCCCACTTCATTTCATAGATTTCATACTTGGTCATATCAGGATAGTCTTCACTTCCCAGACCCATGCTATAGTCTTCTGCAAGCTCGAAGTCGCAGCCGATTGGAGTTCCGGGAATTGACAGACCTCTATCGGCCTGAACAAATCCTCGCAAGGCTTCACAGTATAGCTCGATTTCGCCGTTCGGCACTTCTGCTAGAATAGAGTCGTGCACGAGGGCGAAGATTTTCGCGCCCATCTTATGTTTTTCTACAAACGCCATCATATCAATAGCAGCTAGCAAGTTTACATCGGAAGCTGCTGATTGTACAAGAAAGTTTAGACCGGAACGTGTTGTATGACCCTGAATAGCGCGATCAGTTGAGAACACGTTAGGCAGGCGACGCTTACGTCCGAAATGGCTATAAGTGAAACCATTTTCATTAATGAACTTCTGGCTTGTTTCAATCCACTTAGCTAGCCCCTTGAACATACGGAAGTAATCTTTAATGGCGCTTTCTGCTTCGGCTTTTGTAAACTCCGGAGCATGTGGGTCGTCTTTACGCGCATCAAGAGTTACTTGCTGACTAATCTTATTAGGTCCAGCACCATACATGATACCAAACGTAATAGCTTTAGCAGCTTGTCTTAGTAGGGGATACAGCTTTTTAACATCTTTAGCTTCGCAGTCAAGTTTAAATACTTTCTTAGCGATAGTGCTGTGGAAGTCACCGCCGCTTTGGAAAACATTCATAAGCTCTTTATCATTAGAAAGAACCGCCGCAACGTAAACCTCGGCAGTGGTCAAGTCCATTGATACGATAGTGTGCCCAGGGGCAGCTTTAATACAACCCTTAACCGCGGGGTTGTCCCGAGGAAGCTGCTGCATATTTAGCTTACCACTAGAAGATAGTCGGCCAGATGTAGTACTATGTAGATTGAAGTTGGTACGTAGATGATTATCCCTGTCAAGATTAGGGATGATTTTATCCAGGTAGGTATTCTTAATCTTAGAGCGCTGACGAATGTCTAGAATAAGATTAGGAATTTCATGCTGCTGCCCCAACTCAGCTAGAACTTCCTTATCAGTGGAGTCGGCCTGAGTGCCTGTCTTCTTACCTGTTGGCTTTAGCCCAACGAAGTCAAATAGAAGCTTGCGAAGTTGTTGAGTACTGCCCGGGTTAAAGTCCTTACCTTGGAACTTTTCAAACTCTCTGATTACCTCATGCCTATAAAGCTTTTCTACTGCCGCGTCAATATCGGTTTGCATCATACGTTGTGCTTTTTTCAAGCGCACGGTATCGAACGGCACTCCGTTATCTTGCATCTTCGTAATCGCGGTACATCCAGGAATCAGAAGGTTATTGTACACCCAATCCAGCTTCTTATTCTTCATAATAGCAGGCCTGAACTTGCAATACAGAAGGAAAGTTACGACCGAGTCTAAGGCAGCGTATGGGACCATTACTTCGAACGGGATTACTTCCCAGCTGAAGTCGTCTTTCAGTACACCGTGCTTCTTGCGGTATTCGTCGATAAAGTCATGCAGCGGGCGCTCATAATCCCCGTAAGGGGTATACTTTAGCGCAAGTTGCTTAAGGCCGTGATTACCAGGATTTTCATCTAACAGATAGTGAAGAAGCATGGTATCTTCGTAATCTGGGAACTTCCAGTCGAAATGATACTCGAAGAATGCAATATCGAACTTCGCATTATGGAAGACGACTTTCTTCTTATTGAATAGGGACTGAAGAAGCGCCTCTAGCTCTGGAGTAAAACAATCTGTGCTAATATAAGCACCACGGTCTCTTTCATAGCAAAGCGAAATACCTAGAACGTATCCATTACGTGGGTACAGAGATGAAGTTTCAGAGTCGAGCGCTACGAAGGGGTTGGTACTGTCAATAGCCATCTGCACATACGCCATAGCTTCATTTGTATCCGTGATACCATGGAGCTTGTCGGTGTTGTATTTGACAACTGTTTGTTGGCCTGTAACATACTTGATAACACTTTCTTTTGATTCTTGCCACACCTTTTCCATTTCCGGTTTAAAGGATAGCATGGCTGGGTTGATAATTGGCAGGAATTTCTCATCTACTACTTTACCACTGTATTCACTAACCGATGAGTTTTTAGTGTAGTACTTAAATGCGTCCGAGCCTACTAGAATTACCCACTCGTAGGAGTCTGGGTCAAATTCAATATCTACATCTTTCTTCAAGATTTTCTTGAGAGAGGCATCAGAACACAGAGCGTACCTATCAAACGCAAATTTGTTGTCAAAAGCTTCATCGAACTTAGTGCGACTAGGCTTGGTCTCAATTAGAGCAACTCTATTCATATAATTTTTCCTTAAGTTTGAGCACTTGTGAGGCTGTCAATTCACCTGGGTCTTTGTTTTTAAAGCAAATATTTCTAACATCAAATTCTAATTGTTCGCATAATTCTTTTACGCCTTCTGCAGCTTTTTGTCCGGCCTCATCGCCATCAAAGAAAATGTCAATCCCGCCTACACCTTTAAGTTTCAACAAGTTTAGCTTGTTTTTGGCGTCTGTGTTGTTTTTCCCAAGAAGTTTTACTGTGCCAAAACAGCATACAGCATTTCGTAAGCCTTTATCGTACAGGTTAAGCATATCGAATATGCCTTCTACAAGGATAATTCTACCAAGTAATACTTCTGGATTAGCAGGAAATAACGGTAGTTTGGCTCCAGGAGGGTAGATTAGGTACTTAGGATCATGGTTCATGGTCATATGTCGGCCATTGAACCCGGCTATTTTGCCTGACATTGTACGAATAGGGAATACTACTCGTCCGATAAACTCTTTGTTACTGTGCTGAAACGCATCAAAAGCCTTGTAGGTTTCTGGAGAAATTCCGCGCCAAGAGTCGTCATATGGTACATAGTTTTCTGGAAGGTCTAGGCCGATATTCTCAGATAGTTTATCTAAAATCTTAGCTTTGAACTTTTGTCGCTTCATTCCTAGAATATTGACCTTGTGGCCAAAGTGCTGAAATAAGTTTCCGGCAAATCCGCACGAAAGACAGTTAAAAATCCCAGTAATACGATCAATTCTCATACTGGGATTTTTATCGTCGTGTTGCGGGTTAAAACACCTTACTTGTAGATCAGCGCCCCTAGGCAGATACTCGATCTTTTTGCTGATTAACAGCTCTTCTGGTGTCATGTGACTTCCTTAAAATGGTGGATCGTCGTAAACCCCTGCAGGTACACGCTTTTTACTCATACGCTTCTTAGGGGTATCTTCGTCCCCTTCTTCCTCATCTTTGGCAGGCGGGGTTGCTGAGCCAGGACCAATTGTAAGCGTACTCCAATTCATGGTAGAACAAAATACAACTTCATCGTCCGCATTACGCATTTTTGTAACTCTGAAAGAAATACAGTTGTCATGCGCTTCTAGTACCATAGCAGCATCCGCAGCGTCTAGAATACCTTTAGCGAAGCGGGCCTCGCCAGCAGCATCAGTTTGATATGGTGTGAAGAATGGAAGCTCATAGTCTTGAGCGCACAATTTAATTCCCTTAGAGGTTTCAATTTGTTCCTTCCAATCGTACATACCAGAAGTACTACCGTTACCCTCTCTTTCGATTTGGTTGAGATAGTCCACAATAACTACGCCAAGCTCTATCTCCTGTGCGATTAGTTTATTTAGCGCAGCCCTGATTTTACTTAAAGTAAGGTGTGGGTCATACACGATGATTAGTTGAGGGCCTACTAGTTCCTCACGGCTAACTGCCTTGTGGAAAAGGTCAAAGTCATGGTGCGTTTTGTACGAGGCAAAATGTTCTTCGCCATTCTCATAGCGAGACGCCCAAAACTTAGCGACTAATTCCCATTCGATAACACTAAGCTTCTTGTTTCTAAGCTTGCTATAGGGGATTCCAGTCATAATGGAGACATGGCGTTGCAGTACTTGTCTAGCGTCCATTTCGATAGAGAAATAGACCGCAGACTTTCCATTATTGATACACGTCACGGCCAAGTTATTACATGTAATAGACTTACCCGAACCACGCTTACCTCCCATCATGATATAATCATTTCCTAGGAAGTCATACGTGGCATCGAACTCGGCATTAAGGCCGAGGCGTATATGTTTAGCAAATTGTTCTTCGGACTCAAATAGGGATAATTTCTGCATAGATTCACTTTCTGGTTGAATCTCTACTTTGCGTTCTAAATCCATTGATATTCCTTGCAGACTTTTGACCACTTCTTCAGCAGATTCAAAAGCAATCGTTTGGTCTACCCACTTATCTAGCTGAAATAGGGCCTCTTTTTGAGCATATTCATTCTTAAGATAGTCTAATAACAGAAACGGTTCCGCATCTGTTACGATGGCATCCAGAGCATAAACTTTATCTAGAGTAGTGGAGTCACGAACAGATAGTTTCAGCTCCTCTACTTTAGGTAGCTTATGATATTTGGTCGTGTGTTTATTAATAGCATCAAACAGTTGATGATATTCACTAGGAAGATAGTGTTTACGCACTCTTGCCCAGACATCAAAGTCACTTAACTCTAATACCTGCTTAATTAGTGCGCTACTCAGGTTCAACTAAACTGCCCCCTTGACTTTTGATAGTCATTATCGGTTAGTTTGTAATCGCCTTGTAGAAGCGTATTGATTAGCGACTTAGCAACGCCAAGCTTTTCGTCAAGTGTGAGGCCTTCTAGGTCCGCCCGTAGATGGGCCACTTGCTTATCTCGCAGTATTACTTTACATTCCATTTCCTGTACTCCCAAACGGAATTAGCCGGGTAGAGATACCCTACCCGGCCAATATATTCTAGAGGGGTAAGGAGATTAAGCGGCTGAGGCTTTTTCCTTACGTGCAGCTCCATCATAGTCCGCAACTGTAACACCACGGCGAGTTAGCATAGTCTTAAC